ACGGGCGGCGGCAACCGCCGCTTGCCCGTTGTTTATCGTTACGGGGAAACTTTTGAAAAACTCTGCGGTTATTACATGAGTCTGGGTATGGGCTATCACGATTACTGGGATGGTGATTGTGAGATGGCACGGTACTACAGGGATATGGATGAAAAGGTCAAAGAGCGGCAGAATGAAGCCCTCTGGCTACAAGGTCTGTATTTCTATGAAGCGTTGGTTGACGCTTCCCCTGTACTGAACGCTATGAGTAAAAAGCATAAGCCTATTCCTTACAGGCAGGCTCCGATTCCTCTTACCGAAGCACGTCATAGACAGCAGCAAGAGGAAGAGAATCACAAGAAGCTGAATGCAGGTAAGGAAGCCATGAAGCAGATAATGGCAGGGGTTAATTCAAAATTCAAACGGAAGGAGGAATAAATCATGGCAGTTGAGATTGAAGGTCTTGAGTTTCAAATTGAAGCGAAGTCCGAAAATGCCGCTAAAGGTGTAGACGCTCTGATTAACAGCTTCAATAAGCTGAAAGCAGCAACCAAAGGCGGCGCAGGTCTGAACAATATCAGCAAGAAACTGGACGCAATCAGCAATGCAAAGCTGAGTATGTCCGGGATTGAGAAGATTGAAGATTTGACGAAAAGCCTTAATTCTCTGAGCAATGTCAAGATTTCCTCCACAATCTCTAAGAGAATAACTGAAATCGGTGCTTCTCTGGATAGTCTGGATTGGTCTGGTGTGGAAAAGGTTGAAGCACTCAGCACTGCTCTACAGAATATGCAGGGCATTCAGATTCCGAATATGAGAAATATTACTGGGAACCAGACGGCAACGCCTACTGGGACTGCGGCTCCTGCTGCGGCAGCAACGAACGCTACTTCGGCGGCAACTTCTGGTGTTACTCAGTATACTTCGCAGGTTACGGCAGCAACCAGTGCCACTCACAATTTCGTATCTTCGCTTGGTAAAGTGGCAGGTGCAGTGGGTGGATTTACGGGTATTACATATCCGTTCGTACAGGCGAAAAATGCACTGGGCGCACTTCCTGCCAAAATCAAAGAAGTGGTGGGCAACCTGGGAACACTCTATCAGCAGTTTGTTAATACAGGCGGTGTTCTGGGTCTGTTCGGGAGAAGTATCAAAGCAGTTGCTTCTACGCTGGGTTCTAAGTTGGCTGCGGGCATGAAGAATGTAACCTCTAACCTCAAGAAGATGAACCCGGTAGCCCAGATTGCGAACGGGAAGTTGGGTCAGTTGTTCTCTTCCTTAAAGCGTATTGCAATGTACCGTGCAATTCGATTCTTCTTTGCACAGCTTACTGCTGCAATGAAGGAAGGCATTCAGAATTTGTATATGTACAGTTCCCTCATGGGCGGTACGTTCAAGGGAAGTATGGACAGTCTGGCAACCAGTTTCCAGTACCTCAAGAACAGCATGGGTGCTATGGTGGCTCCGCTCATCAATATGATTGCTCCTGCGGTGGACGCTCTGATTGATAAATTTGCGGCATTGCTGAACATTGTCAATCAGTTCTTCGCTCGTCTGTCTGGTGCAACCACCTTCACGAAAGCGAAGAAAGCAGCGGCTTCCTATGGCGATTCTATCTCTGGTGCGGGTAAGTCTGCGAAGAAAGCAGCGAAGGATATTAAGGACGCTACGGTTGGCATTGATGAATTGAACATTATCAGTCAGAAGGATTCCAGTGGAAGCGGTTCTGGCAGTAAGAACTATGGCGATATGTTTGAAACCGTGCCGATTGACAGTAGCATTTCTGAATTTACCGACAAGCTGAAAGCAGCACTGGACGCAGGTGACTGGAAAACCCTGGGTACTTTACTGGGCGAAAAGTTTAATGAGATTGTGGATAGCATTGATTGGTCTGGTATCGGTCACAAGATTGGATACGGACTGAACGGTGCAATACAGACAGCATACTGGTTCCTAAAGACAGCGGATTTCAAGAACCTGGGTAACCATATAGCAGAACTGCTAAACGGAATGTTGGAAGAGATAGATTTTAGCTATGTGGGTAGATTCCTTGTCCGTATCTTTACATCTGGACTGGATTTCTTAATCGGAGGTCTTGGCGGTTTGAATTGGAGCCTTGTGGGAAAGAGCATTGGCGATTTCTTGAAGGGTGCATTCAATGAAGCCCAGGAGTGGATTGCAAGCTATAACTGGAACAAGATGGGCAAAGACCTGTGGAAGAATCTCAAGGCTTGTATTAAGGGCATTGACTTTGCAGGTGTGGCACAGAGTTTCTTTAAGTTACTGGGTTCTGCTCTGGCGGCTGCGGTTAGCTTTATCGCAGGTTTCGTGCAGGGTATCTGGGAGGACATTACTGGGTATTTCCAGGAATATCTCACCAATGATGACGGCACGAAGAAGTGCGGTCTTGACTGGGTAGCGGGTCTGCTTGAGGGTATCTGGGACGGCATTAAGAATATCGGCAAGTGGATTAAGGAGAACGTATTTGACCCGTTCATTGACGGATTCAAAGAGTGCTTCGGTATTCACTCTCCTTCTACAGTAATGAAGGAGATGGGCGGTTATGTTGTCGAAGGTTTCTTACAGGGACTTAATAAGTTCAGTGAGATTGCAGGCAAGGTTAAGGAATGGGCAGGCAAGGTCATTGAGTGGTTCACGAAGGGTGAGGACGGCAAGGGTATTGTTGAACATTTCAAGAAAATCGGCGGCAATATCGTAAGCGGCTTCAAAGACAAGGTTGGTGGTACTTATACCACGGTCAAGTCTAACGTGACCACCTGGGCAAGCAAAGTGAAAGACTGGTTCAGCAACAACTCTTTTGGTGGAGTAAACAGCGATACTTTTAGTACTTTTGCGAACAACACGATTGAAGGTTTCCGAACCAAAGTCGGTAGTGCCTATACCAACACTAAAACGAATGTGACCACCTGGGCAAGTAAGGTCAAGGAATGGTTCACCAATAGTTCCTTCGGTGGCGTAAACTCTACGAACTTCCAGACGTTTGCCGGGAATGTCATTGAGGGCTTCCGTACAAAGGTAGGTTCTGCCTACACCACTACGAAGTCCAACATGGTTACCTGGGCTACGAATGTGAAGGAGTGGTTTACGAACAGCGGCTTCGGCGGTGTGAACTCCGCAAACTTCCAGACCTTTGCAAACAATGTGGTGACCGGGTTCAAGGATAAGATTGGTTCTGCGTATGTGAATACGAAGAGCAATATGACCACCTGGGCAACCAATGTGAAGAACTGGTTCTCTGGTATTGCTTCCGCTTCTGCATTCTCTGGCTTCGCAACCAGTGTGGTTGATGGATTCAAGAACAGAATTGGCGGCTACTACACTGCGGCACAGGGTAACATGAGTACCTTCGGTAGCAGCGTGAAGAGTTGGTTTACGGCGCACTGCTCTTACAACGGTTTCTACAATGTAGCTTCTGATGTAGTGAGTGGTTTCAAGAACGGTATCGGTGAATTGTACCATACTTGCAAAAGCACAATCTCTTCCTGGGGTAGTTCAATCATTTCCTGGTTCAAGGACAAGTTGGACGTGAACTCCCCGTCTAAGGTCTTTTATGAGATTGGTGGTTTTGCCGTTGCAGGTTTCAACAATGCGATTGCCCAGGTGGGTAAGAGTACGAAGTCTGTAGTCGGCACATGGGCTGATTCCTTCACGAATTTCAGTCCGACAATGGCACTGGCAGTTGATACTTCTGCTCTGAAATATTATGACTCTGCTGCATTCTCCCGGTCTATTTCTTCTAACGTACAGAGCAGCACGGAGATTTCCGCAACGGGCTTCCGTGAAGCCATGGAGGATTTCTACCATGAGTACGTTGAACCGACCATGGTTCAGATGGCTGATGATATGCGTAGGCAGGCTGATAAGGAAGAGAAAACTGTGGTGCAGGTTGGTAACCGTGTGGTGACTGACGCTGTGACCACTCAGAAGAAAGCCAATGGCTATAGCTTTACGGAATAAGGAGGTAATGTGTAATGGCTTATCTTGCAATCAACGGTTATGCGTTACCTCCCTGCAAGAGAGGTGTCACCCCTACGGTGACCACTCTTGTAGATTCCGGGCGTAACGCAAACGGTACGGTGGTGGGTCAGCGTATCGGACGTGACCAGTACAAGATTGACAATCTGGAATGGTCATGGCTCACTGCCGAACAGTGGTCAAAGATACTGAGTATCCTTGATAACTTCTTTGTAAATGTAACTTTTATTGACCCTGTAAGCAATGCACCTAAGACCATCAAAATGTACTGTGGTAACCGAACGGCTGAACCCTACTGGGTAGATAAGGACGGTCACCCGACACACTACAGGAATTGCAAGGTGAATCTGATTGACGTAGGAGAGTGATTTTATGCAAAAGGTATCCAAAGAGTATAAGGCAAGCATGAAAGATTCCCTCCGTGAGAGAGCATACATAATGATTTCTTTCGGAGTTGTCAACCAGGAAGCGCAGGCGAAAGCCAAAGTAGACAGCGGAGAGTTTGCCTACTTCTCCAACCCGGACAACCTGTTCAATGAGGGAACTGACGATGTGGTGTACGCCACTTTGGAAGAGAACTTTACCAGGGTTGACGGTTCCATGTATTTTCTCCCACGGAACAAGCCGGGAGCAATGTTCTACAACACAGGGTTGGTGGGAAAGAATCTGGTATCAGACGGACTGTATGAAGTGACCATAAATCTTCATGCGGCTCCGACTGATTTCAGAGGTATCACGATTAACTTCGGTGAGAACTATCCTACTGATTTCGATTTTGTCACGAATACTGGGCAAAAGGTTGAGTTCCGGGATAATGACAAAGCTGTTTTTACTACAGAGGAAGTGCTTGAGAATGTAACCACACTGACTCTGGTGATTCATAAAATGAAGAACCTACGAAGCAGGCTGCGTATCTACTCCTTCCGTTTTGGTTACGGACTGGTGTACTACAACGATTCTGTTATGAGTTCTTCGCTTGAGAGTTATGTCAGCCCGATTGGTGCTGACATTCCTCAGATTGATTTCTCAGTAACGCTGAAAAACTATGACAAGTATTTCAACGTGGACAACCCGAAGTCGGCTATCAACTTCCTGGAAACTGGACAGGAGATGGACATTTACTACGGGTATCAGCTTCCAAACTCTGATGAAATCGAATGGGTCAGAGGAAATCACCTGCTCTGTTCTGAGTGGGAGTCCGATGACTACACAGCAACAATCCGCTGCCAGGACGTGTTCCGAAACATGGATACGGAATATTACAAAGGGCTGTATGCTCCGAATGGCAAAAGCTACTATGACCTGGCGATTGAGGTTCTGGAAGCTGCCGGGGAGAAAGACTATTATGTTGACCCCCGACTCAAAAAGCTGTATACGAAGAACCCCATCCCCCGTGTTTCCTGCAAGGAAGCATTGCAGATTATAGCCAATGCCTGTCGCTGTGTTCTATCACAGTCCAGAGTTGGTACGATTCAGATTAAATCCTCTTTCGTCCCGGAAGCTGCGGCAAGCAGCAATGGTGAAACCGATTACTCCCACGTTGCGAAGATTCTGACGGATGATACCAAAGATGAGTATGCAACACTGGCAAGTAACTACACCACGGCAGACGGGACAATGTTCTTCCTGCCACGGGCGGCAAGTAAGAGGACGTTGAACACAGGCTTTATCTCAGAACAGCAGTCTGACGCTGACGGTAAGTTCACCACAAACCCTATGGTAACAATCGTGCAGGAAGCCGCCTGTATGTACTACGGTGTGAAGTTCGTGTTCGGTAATGCCCTTCCTTCGGGAATGGTAATTCGTACCTACAACAATAACGAACTGGTTACTGAGTATGAGGTAGAGGAAGAGATTACAAAGACCCTGGTGATTCTTCGGGACTTTGATGATTTCGACACCATGAAGATTGAGTTCACGGGAACGGCAGAGCCGTACAACCGTATTGTACTTAACAACTTCGCTTTCGGTGACGTGACTGACTTCACCATGGAGCGGCAGGACATGACTTCTTCCCCGAAAGCTATCAAGCAGGAGTTGGTCAAAGAGGTTATCGTACCTTGTTACAGTTATCAGCCAGGTAATGCGGAAGAGAGTCTTGTCAGTGAGGATATTACCGTGAAGTCTGGTGATGTGGAAACTTTCTATGTGGGTGAACCGTCCTACAACTTCCGGGCAACACTGGATGAAAGTTCCAGTGGTGTAAGTATTACGGCATGGGGCAACTACTATGTAACAGTCAAGTTCTCTAAGACAGGAACCTTCCGTCTGGAAATCCTGGGCTATCGGTACAAAATCGTGGAGCGATATGCCACGAAGTCACTGAACAGCAGAGGTAAGTCTGTAAAATGGGCGAACCCGCTTATCAGTGATATGGCGATTGCTACGGAACTGGCTGAATGGATTGGTGACTATTATACCGCAGGTATTGAGTATGAGTACGATACCAGAGGTAACCCGGAGATTGACGCAAACGATATTGTGTACCAGGAGAATGAGTTCCATGACGGAATGAAGGTAAATATCTATCGGCACACAATCAACTTTGACCAGGCGTTCAGCGGAAAGGTAACCGCAAGACGTGTATCCAGTTAGGAGGTGACGGAAGATGGCATGGCAAACACCTAAAACAGATTGGCACGGAAGTACAAATTCAGAGGGTGTTTATACGGGTGACAGGTTCAATGCTTCGGATTTCAACCGTATCAAGAACAATCTGACGTTCCTCCGGGATATGGCAATCAAGCTGTACAAGGAGTTCTCCCTTGTAAGCCTGGGTGATGACAGAGTACCAGGTGATTACTTCTACGCTGATGAAATCAATCAGCTTGAAGAAAATCTGGAAACCCTCAACACCAACACTCTCAGAATGTCTTACGGGTCTGCACCCGTTTATAACGATAACGGTACTACGATGGATTTCAATGAACTGAATCGTTTGGAGGGTGCAACCTTAGACCTGTATGACAGACTCACGAATGAGAGTGAAGGAAGGAGGATGTTTACATGGAATTTCGGAATGAAGGGAGGGGATTTGTAAATGGCATGGGAACTTTTACCTGTTGACTATACGGACGCTGTGTGGGCGGGTTTGAAGAGATACAACCAGATTAACAACGAAGATGGTTCAGTATCCTTCCAGGACATTACGTCTTATACCGGGAAAGAGAAATCTTTCTTCGGGGCAAAAGACGCTAACCGCATGAACGAAGCCCTCAACACCATTATGAGCATGGTGGAGAATGGAACAGACCTGTATACCGCTTTCCAGAATTATTTTGCAGAGCAGAAAACTTTGTTTGAGCAGGAAGCTGATTCTAAAGCAACGGAGTTTGACAACTACACAGATAATCTGGAACAGGAATACAAGGCAAGTATGGCGGCTTTTGAGAGTCAGCAGCAGCAAATTTACAATGCCTGGTTCCAGGCTATGAAAGACCAGTTGAGTAAGGACGCTGCGGGCAACCTGCAAAATCAGTGTACTGAACTGGATGAGCGTTTAACTCTGCTTGAGCAGATGACAATGCAGAATGACTTCTCTGCTCCGCTTGCTACAGATGATGAAGCAATCACGCTGATTGTGGATGACCTGGATTATGCGATTCTGGCAGATTGGAAATACAAGGAGGAATAAAAGATGGCAACTATTAGTGTTCAAACGAAAAAGTTTGCAGACCTGGAAGCGATTCTGTCCGTTACGGGTACTGAGCAGATGTTGATTCACGATGGTAACGGCGTGAAGGTCATTACCGTTCAGAATCTCCATAAGGGTTTGCAGACTGACATTGACGCAATTCAGAATGTGATTGCGGATGGCGCAGGCGCACATAACAGCATTTACCGTGGTAAGAACCTGGGTACTTCTGTTACAGCAGAGCAGTACAAGGCTATTTCTGATGGTACATTTGCAGGTCTTTATGTCGGTGACTACTGGGTTATCAGTGGAGTGACTTACCGCATTGCAGGCTTTGACTATTACCTGCATAACGGCGATACCGATACTACCAAACACCATGCGGTGATTGTACCCGATGAGAATATGGGTTCGGCTCAGATGAATACCACGAATGTCACTACGGGTGGTTATGTTGGTTCGGCTATGTATAAGGCTAATTTGAATGCGGCTAAGACCAAAATCAAGGCTGCGTTTAGTGGTCATGTGCTTAGTCATCGTGTTTATCTGACGAATGCTGTATCTAACGGCGCACCTTCTGGCGGTGCATGGTTTGACAGCGAAGTTGAACTTATGACAGAGCGTATGGTTTACGGTTGCCCTGTTCACTCGCCGATGGGTGACGGTCAGAAAGACCCGTGGAGCGCAATGCACAATTATACCGTGGAAAAATCTCAGCTTCCGTTGTTCGCCCTCACCCCGGCTGCGATTGTTACACGATATGATTACTGGCTGAGAGATGTGGTTACCGCCGCTTACTTCGCTGATGTGAACGCCAACGGGAATGCGAGCCGCAACGCCGCTTCTGGCTCTGTTGGCGTTCGCCCCGCTTTCTGTATCTGTTAATCGAAAATCTGCACCCCCTTGTGGGGTGCAGTAGAAAGGAACTAATGAAATGTCAGTATTGAAAAGCAAACGGAAACCCTCTCAGTTTGAGGTGTTCCATCATCTCAACAAAGTTAGAAAAGAGGTTACTGATTTGCTGCTCCGTGACTTCGGCTACAGCAAACGAAAGGCGGCACAACGTCTTGAGAAGAAATTCAGTGGGCGAAGCTACGAAGAACTTACTGACGTTGAGAAAGAGATTTATGACCATTTCCGCAAACAGCAGGAAGCCTTTGATACTTGGTTCATTGAGGATGAGCGGAAAGCTGTAGTCGATTGTCTGAGGTCTATCGGTGAACACGTTTACACTGCGAACAGCATTTATCCCACCTACTATGAAGAGTTGGTGGAGCGGCGTGTTCATCAAGACCTGGCAATCGGTCAGTGTTACCGACTGGTACAGGAATTACAGTATGCAATAGAAACTCTCCCGGTGGATGTTAATTCTTTCTTGAGGTTCGGTGAGGACATTCAAAGAGAGATAGACCTTATTAAAGGTTGGCGTAAATCTGATAACAAGTTCAAAGGGGCAATCTCTGCAACCGCCGCTAACTTCGCTAATGTGAACAACAACGGGAATGCGAACAACAACAACGCTTCTAACTCTAATGGCGTTCGCCCCGATTTCGATACTTCGATTAAATAGCCACTTGAGCGTTTCGGAGTAAGAGAAAGGAGAGGTTGTCCTTCCTATGATGGTAAATACCAAACACGATACTACTTCTTACGAGAATTGTAGTTGTCAACGTGAAATATATGACGGCAATGCGTTGTATGACGCTTATCTTAGAGCAAAGAGTGGGAGTGATTGGAAACCGCAGGTTCAGAGGTATGAAATGACCTACCTTCTGGATTTGTCCAAAATGCAAAGAGAGTTGAAAGAGCACACCTACGAATTTCAGCCCAGTACCAATTTCGTCATCAATGAGCGTGGTAAAACACGTCCCATTACAGGCGAACAGATACGGGATAGAATTGCCAAACATTCTTTATGTGATGAAGTCTTGACTCCCGCAATTAAAGACCACCTCATCTACGATAATGGCGCAAGCCAGAAAGGTAAAGGGATTGACTTTACCCGCCGCAGGTTGGAAGCGCACCTGCACAGGTTCTTCCGGGAAAATCAGAGCAATGATGGTTATATCCTGCTGATGGATTTTTCAAAGTACTATGACAATATTCGACATGACAAACTCATGGAGTTGTTTGAAAAGTATGTTGATAACGATACCGCACTCTGGTTTCTGGAAAAGATTGTAGACAATGAGAAGGTGGATGTATCCTACATGACCGATGAGGAATATGAGTCCGCTATGGACGATGTATTCAACTCACTGGAATATGACAAGGTTGATAAGAGCCTGCTGACCGGGAAGAAATTCTTGCGAAAACACTTGAACATTGGTGACCAGGTGGCGCAGGACGCAGGGATTGCGTATCCCATTCCGATTGACAACTACATAAAGATTGTAAAAGGCGTGAAATTTTATGGCAGATACATGGATGACAGTTATGTGATTCACAAAGATAAGGAGTTTCTGAAAGGGCTGCTTGTAGAGATTGTGGAAATCGCACATGACTTGGGTATTACCGTGAACATTCGGAAAACCAGGATATGCAAACTGTCTGAGATGTGGAGGTTTCTACAGATTCAGTATTCGCTTACCGATACCGGGCGGGTGATTCATAAGATTCATCCGAAACGGCTTACAGGTATGAGAAGGAAGGCTAAGAAACTGGTACTCATTCTCTCAGAGAAGGATTTCGATGACTGGTTTAGGTCATGGTTCAATGGTCACTGCCACTACATGAGCAAGCTACAGAGGTCAAATATGTTAGACCTTTGCAAGAAATTAAAGGAGGAACACTACTATGGTAAAACTGATTTTAGCTGACGGCACGGAACTCAAGGGCTTCAAGCAGAATGGTAACAACTATGTCAGCAAGACTGAGGTTGATGTGTCCGTGTTTGAGGACAACCTTTCCACGCTCACAATCGTGGGCGGGGATACTCAGATGGTCATGCACAATGCGGAACTGATTCAGCAGGTTCAGTATGCTGACGGTTGGTATCTCTGCTTCCGTGAAAAGACCGAGCAGGAAATGCGCTATGCCGAACTCATGGGCAAACTTGAGTACATGGCAATGATGACTGGCGTGGATATGGAGGTGTAAATCATGGAACACAGCAAGAATTTTGAGAAGGTAAAGAAGTTCTACAAGATGGGCATTTGGTCTGAAAAGATGGTGTGGAACGCAGTAGGCAAGTGGATTACCCCGGAAGAGTATAAGGAAATCACCGGGGAGGATTACAGCAAGGAGGGCTAAGATTATGAAAGAATGGATTTGTACTGCAATCGGAGTTGCGGGTAGCTTCATTGCTTCCCTGTTTGGCGGTTGGGACGCTGCTCTGGCAACCCTGGTTATCTTCATGGCGATTGACTATGTTACAGGTCTGATTGTCGCAGGTGTGTTCCATAACAGCGGCAAGACTGAGAATGGTGCGCTTGAGAGCCGTGCAGGTTGGAAAGGGCTGTGCCGTAAGGGTGTTTCCCTTCTGGTGGTTCTGGTTGCCTGCCGCCTGGATTTAATTACTGGCACTAATTTTATTCGTGACGCTGTGGTTATTGCATTCGTGGCAAACGAAACTATCTCCATCGTGGAGAACGCAGGACTCATGGGTATCAATATTCCCCCGGCTATTACTGCCGCAATCGAAGTACTCAAGAAGAAGTCCGATACTGACAGCGGCGAAAACTAAGGCGGGAGAGGGAGGGTTCGCCCTCTCTCCTATAAAGGAGTGATGACCTATGACTAACCAGGAGTTTATTGACAGTATTGCCGGGTACATTAAGAAATATGCTGCCGCTTACAATGTATGCGTGTCCAGCCCGATTATTGCCCAGGCGATTCTTGAGAGTAACAAAGGTACGTCTGAACTGGCAGTCAACGCTCATAACTACTTTGGCTTGAAGTATCGCAAAGGACGCTGCAAGACCTGCGTGGGTGTTTACCACAAAGTAGGCAGTGAGCAGAACCCAGACGGAACCTACACCAGTTCCGCTATGGAATGGTGCAAGTTTGGAAGCATGGAGGATGGTGTTATCGGGTATTTCGATTTCACCAACATTTCTACCTATTCCAATTTGAAGGGTGTGACTGACCCCAGACAGTACCTTGAGAATATCAAAGCTGACGGGTATGCAACCTCTCTGAAATATGTGGACAACCTTATGGCTGTCATTGAGAGGTATGACCTTACCCGATATGACAAGGAGGAAATGAAAATGAGTAACAGTTCTCTGGTGTCCTACACCAAAATCTCACCTAACAAAAACAGTCCCCGCAATCATACGATTGACCGTATTACCCCGCACTGTGTAGTCGGTCAGCTTTCTGCGGAGAGTATCTGCGGTTGCTTCACCAGTCCTTCCAGACAGGCAAGCTGCAACTACGGTATCGGTTATGACGGCAGAATCTCTCTCTGTGTGGAAGAGAAAGACCGCTCCTGGTGTTCTTCCAGTTCTGCGAATGACCATCGTGCCGTGACCATCGAATGTGCGTCTGACAAGACTCACCCTTACGCTATGACGAACGCTGTATATGCTTCCCTCATCAACCTTTGCGTGGACATTTGCAAGCGCAACGGTAAAAAGAAGCTGCTCTGGTTCGGTGACAAGAACAAGACTCTGGCGTACAGCCCGAAGTCTGATGAGATGGTTCTGACTGTACATAGATGGTTTGCAAACAAGTCTTGTCCCGGTGACTGGCTCTATTCCCGTATGAGTGACCTGGCGGCAAAGGTTACTGCCCGTCCTGG